GATTTGGCGAAGCGGCTGGCCGAACTGTCGTCGGCCGCGATCATCCTGGCCAAGCCGATCGCCGCCGATCTGACGCCGGTGCAGGCCAAGGCGATGGCGTCCCTGTTGCAGTCCTATGTGCTGATGGTGCGCCGGGCGACGGCGCTGGCGGTCGACAACCAGGCCAGAATGCTGGCCGCGCAGGCATCGGCTGCCATCGCGCTGGACTTGATCGCCCGCATCGAATCGCTTTCCTTGTTGCAGCTGGTGGCCTACTGGCTGGCTGCCCGCAGAATTCGAAAGGACCAACGCCATGCCTGACCAGATCCCGCCGCTGGCGGATCGCATCGAAAAATCGACGCAAGTCTGCCTCTTTGAGTACGACGCGCCCAGCAGCGAACTGCGCGTGATCTTCCGGACCAATCCCGCGCTGTACGCCTACAAGAAATTCCCGGCCGTCGAATTCGAACGGGTGATCGCGGAAGAACCCAGCATCGGCAGCTATCTGATCCGCTGCGTGTCTCGCCGTCCGCAGGGCGGCGGTCCGCTGCCCTACCAATTCGACAAGCGCGATCTGACGACCGATCAGATGGCGATGTGGAAGGCGACGGGCGAAGCCTATGCCGAAGCCCGACGCAAGGCCCGCGACGATGGCTGAAGGATTTCAGATCGCGCGCAAATCTGCGCTGCGGGTTCACGACTGCAGCCGCGCCGGCTGTCCGAACAAGGCCGACCGCATCCCGGTGTTGGTCGTGCAGGCGCACCCGATGTCGATCAACAAGGGCTATGCGGTCCGCAGCGTCCTGTGGCTTCCGGTCTGCGCCAAGCACCACGGCGCGCTGACCATCCGCGAATTTTTGTCTGGCGAAGCCATCGCCGGCATCCAGGCATCGGTGACCGCCGACTTCCATGCCCACAATTCCCAGCCCGACTTCGGCAACGCGGTCGTGAATTTTATCTTCAAGAACGACCCGGAATTCGTCGCCTGGGATCTGCAGCAACAGCAGGCGGTGCCAAATTGACCGCCTGGCACATCGTCAGCGATGACCGCTTCGTCGCCGTGGCGTATGACGGCGGCCAGTTCCTGATCCAGCTGCTGGATGGCCGGCGCTACGGCGCCGCCGGCGCGCACGACTCTCTGCTGCGCCAGATCCTTGAAGCGAAGAAGCCGCGCAAGTTCTACGAAGTGAACATCGGCGCGCACTTCCCGGTGACATGGGCCGGCCGCTGCTGCTGCAATAGCCCGTGCACGGAAAACGCGATGTGGACTGGCAAGGTCGCCGGCGGCGAATTCCATCTGTGCCGGTCGTGTTCGCGGCTGGAACGCTTCCATGCGATCACCTTCGCGAAGATGGCCGCTGTGCCGCTTCCGAAGGCGCGCGTGAAGGAAGCGGCATGAACCGCGTGGCTGGATTCATCGCTTTGGTGCTGGCAGCCGCAGCCTGCGTCTTCGTCGCCAGCATGTTCGGGCTGTCGAAATGATCGGGCTGCAGCTGATGACGTTCGGGCTGATGATCGTCCTTGGCCTCTACAGCATGTGCGGTGGTGCCGACGTCGAAAATCTGATCCTGAAGCTGCCGCTGGAAAAGCTGCTGCTGTTCCAACGCATGCTGCAGTCCGGCGTGATCTTCATCTTCGCCGGCATAGCGCTGCTGGCCGCGGCGATGTTCCAGTGAAATCCGAAGACATCCGCGAAGCCCTGCGCCGCAACTACAGCGGCCAGGAAAGCGCCATCGTCTTCGAAGTCCCGAACGGCTTGGCCAGCGGCCGCAACAATTCCGGCCGGGCATCGTTCGCGGACGCAATCGTCTGCAACATGTGGCGCAGCCGCGGCTTCGAAATGGAAGGCTTCGAAATCAAGGTCAGCCGCAGCGATTGGCAGCGCGAACTGCAGATGCCGACCAAAGCCGAAGGACACTTCGAACGCTGCGACCGCTGGTGGCTGGTGACGCCGCATCACGGGACGCCGATTGCACGACCGGAAGAAATCCCCGGACCATGGGGCTGGCAAGTCGTGCAGGCGAACGGCACCCTGGCCACGATGAAGAAGGCGCCGAAGCTTGTGCCGGCGCGCAAGTTCGATCTGGAATTCGCGTTCGCGCTTGTGCGCGCGGCATCGCGCTGGGACCGCAAGGCGATCGATGCCGAAGTGAAGCGCCTGGTCGATGCGAAGGATGGACAGTTCGCAGATCGGGTGAACCGGCAGGCCGCCCAGCTGGCGGCGCAAAATGGCGGCACCGACCCGCATGCTGCCGAATTGATGGACGCGCTGCGCCAGGCGTTCGGCAAGAACCTTTCATGGATCAGGACGTCCGACGTCATAGAATCCATCCAGGCAATGCGGAAACTGGCCAACAGCGGACGCTTTGTCGAACTGAAGGATATCGCGCGGACGCTGCGCGAATCGGCCGACGCGGCAGACGCCGCCTACCGCGCCCTTGACCGGGCGAAGGCGCTGGTAGAATCATCGCCCGCAAAGCAGGGGTAAGCGCATGGAAGGCATAGGGACGCGCACACGCGGTTTTAGCGGCTATCTGGGCACGCTTGCGGCGGCGCTGGCTTCAGTGTCGATGGCCAGGGTGCCGGTCGGATCCCCGACAAGGCCGAACGGCAAGGTCGAAAAGCGCAGCGCACATCGAAACATCGGAACCGGGGCCATGCCGATCGCCGGCGGCGGCCCGCGCGAACGCGAACGGCACCGCGACCAGATCGCCGCCGGCCAGATCACGGCATCGAACGGCCTGATCAGCTGGCAGGAATGCGCGGCGCGCGGCTGGCATAAACTGATCCCGCCCAACGTGACGCTGTGAACCCGTCGCGCTTCTGGGCGATCTGGTGCTGCGCGGCCGCGGCCGTGATGGCGATTAGCGCCGGCATCAACATGTTCGTGCGCTGATGACCAAGCAGAAGAACAATTGGCCGGCGTACAGCGTCGTGAAGAAGCCGCTGTCATGGCTGCAGGGCTTCCCGATGAACCCGAAGGATCATCCGGACCGCCAGATCAAAGCCCTTCGCGCCGCCATCAACAAATGGGGCTGGACGATCCCGATCCTGGCCGCTGAAAACGGGATCATCATCGCTGGACATGCCCGCGTCCTTGCCGCCGCGCTGAAACCGGCCCTTAAGGACGTGCCCGTCATCATCGCCAGCGGCTGGACCGATGCGCAGCGCCGGGCATATCGCATCGCCGACAATCGGCTGGGCGAACTGGGCAGCTGGTCCGATGACCGCCTGCGCGCCGAATTCGCCGATCTGCGCCTGGCAGGCTTCGATCTGACCTTGACCGGCTTCGACATGCCGGCGATCGATCTGCTGCTAGGCAGCGTGGCGCAACTGACGAAGCTTCCGGATCTGCCGACCGGGGACAAATCGCCGTTCGAACAGATCACCTTCACGCTGCACACCAGCCAGGTGAAGGACGTGCGCGCGGCGATGAAGGCGGCCGACGCCATGGGCAACTATGGCGGCAGCCTGAACGACAACAAGAACGGCAACGCGATCACGCGGGTGGCGCGGGAGTTCTTGAAGACGCGGAAGGCGAAGAAGTCCGGACGGAAATTATGATTGTCCTTGGCCAAAAACTGCTTCTACTGTTCTTCGCCCATTTCGTGGCGGATTTCCCGCTGCAGGGCGACTTCCTTTCGAAAGCAAAAAATCCGGCGGCACCACTTCCTGGCATTCAGTGGCAGACCGCGATGATGGCGCACGTCACCATCCATGCGGGGTTTGTATATCTGATCACTGGCAGCATGCTGCTGGCATATGCCGAAGCGTTCGCGCATTACGGCATCGACGTTCTGAAGTGTCGCGGACATCTGACGTTCAGCCAAGATCAGGAACTGCACTTGGGATGCAAAATTGTCTGGGCGGTGATCTGGTTCATCTGGCGGCCGTGGTAGGCGCGAAGTCGATCCATGTGGCGCCGATCGGACGCGCTGACGCCGACGCCCTGATCCGCCGCGTCCACTATTCCGGCCGGCCCGTGCCGAACAGCCAGCTTCATCTGGGCGTCTTCCTGGACGGCAAGCTTGAAGGCGCGATGCAGTTCGGCCCCAGCATGGACAAAAAGAAGCTGCAGGGCCTGGTCCGCGGCACCAGCTGGAACGGCTTCATCGAACTGAACCGCATGGCATTCGGCCCGGCGCTGCCGCGCAACAGCGAGTCCCGCGCGATCGCCGTGGCGCTGCGCATGATCCGCAAGGCATATCCGCAGATCGAATGGGTGGTCAGCTTCGCCGATGCCACGCAATGCGGCGACGGCACGATCTATCGGGCCAGCGGCTTCGTGCTGACTAGGATCGGAAAGAACGCGCAGCTTTGGAAGATGCCGGACGGCAGCATCCGGGCGAAGATGACGCTTACCAAAGGCCCGCACATCGCAGCCGGCGGCGCCGCATCAATGAAGCGCGCCCGCGCTGGCGGCGCGGCGCTGCTGCAGGGCTTTCAGCTGCGATATGTGTTCTTCCTGAACCCGGCCGCCCGCGCCCGGCTGACCGTGCCGGAAATCCCGTTCAGTGCGATTGCCGACGCTGGGGCGCGAATGTACCTTGGCCGGCGAATCGCGGGTGAAGCATGCGATGGCCGGTCCGCCGGCACAGCGACGGTGCAGCGCCGATCCACCCGCTCCAAACCCAAAAGGGCCAAGCCATGACCAAGGAAGACCGCGCGAAGATCGAAGCCGCGAAGAAGATCCTGCTGGCCAAGGTCGCAGAGGACAAGAACCCCGATCCGGAACTGCTTCAGGTGATCGAAGCGGGCTTCATCGCGCTGAACGAAGTGATCAGCATCGCCGAAAGCCTTGTCCGGATCGCAGGCGCCGCCGAAACCCTCGCATTGCCGCCACTTAAGCGCTAGAACGTCTGCCGTCGTGCATTACCCAAGGGGAACGGCGGGCTGCCCCAGTGAACCAAGCGCGGATCGAAGGCGCGACAGGGTTTCATGAGACGGAAATCTGCGCACACCCGCCGCTTGACCTATCATGGTCGCGGCGTATGTTCCGACCGGGGCCGGATCAACGGCAACGGTCGACCAGCCGGTTCAGGCTTTCGAGCACCGGCCAGCGGTTGCCAATAAGTCCGGGTCGTTCCGGTCCCAGCAAATTTCACCGCAGAAGGACAAATCCGGATGCTGTATCTGCTTGGCGGAATTGCGGTGATGATCGCCGCCGCGCTGGTCTGCATCATCATCAAGCAAAGGAAAATCAGCATGGATGTGCAGACCATTTTGGACAAGGTGACGGCCGAAAAGACCGTGGTCGATTCGGCGGTCGCGCTGCTTGGCAGTTTGAGCCAGGCGATCAAGGACGCCGGCACCGATCAGACGAAGCTGCAGGCGATCAGCGATGCGCTGGACGGCCAGTCTTCGGAACTGGCTGCGGCTGTGGCGGCGAACACGCCGACGCCGCCAGCGGCAACGGCTTAAGGAAGCGCTGACTCGGTCAACGTCTCGTTTCCGAACGAAGGCAAGGGCGCGGTGGTTTCGATCACCGCGCCCTTTTTCGTTTCAGGATATTTCGAAGCTGAAGCCGCCGCAGACATTGCCGTCCGCATCGCGGATCGTGCCGGCAGTCTGCGTCGTCATGTTGCTGGCCAGCGTGTGCATCATGCGCCGGATTTCGCGCATGGCATCCACTTCCTTGCCGTTTCGCATCGCGCCTTCCGTCAGCGCCGGCGTGGCCATGTCGATCTGCAGGCGGAAGGTGATCATGCCGGTTCCTTCCCGCCATGGGCAGATATTGCATCCGCAATCGAACGATACGCTTCGCCGTCAGGATCTACTTCGTCGGCCACCAGTTTCCGAAGGCGAAACGCAAGCTGCATGATCTGGTTCGGCTGACCTTCTCGAATTAGCACGGCCATCAGCCCAGCGCATTGCTGCGGGCGATCACCGGGCAGTCCTTCATCATGGCCACCGCTGTAGTCGACGGTCTTGTGGCACTGGAACGCTGGACCTTCGAAGATATCGTCCAAGCGTTCCCGGTGCAGCCTGAAGGTCGATCCCACGCCGATCTTGAACGGGCAGTTCGCGCAAGGGCGCTTCAGTTTGAACATTCAACTAACCGCCTGCAGCGCGATCAGCGCATGGTCGCGATAGCGCGCCATGATCTTGTTCGCCGAGTCGACGGGGTTGATCGAAAGCGCTTGCAGGCCCTGGACGTCCTTTGCCTTCACCAGCTTGGTGATCGTGTCCAACTTCCCGCGATAGCGTTCGCGGCTGGGCGCGCTGAAGTCCGGTGCCTTGGGCACCTTGCCGCCCTTGGCAGCGGCGAGTTCGCCAGCAAACCGCCCGCCTTCCTTCAGCAGCGCCGGCGCCGCTTCAGCGACAGCGGCTTCGACCATGGCGGCGATCTTGCGCGCCTTCTTCGGTGTCGCTGCCTTCACATGCAGCGTCGTCTTCGTCTTCTTCATCGTCTTGGTCCTTTTCCTGTTTGTGATCAGTTGATGATTTCCAGCACTTGCTTCGACAGCCGCTGAAGTTTGCTGATCTGGCATTGTCCAGTGGCTGCCCGTTCGACGACAACGCGCATGTGCCCGATGCCGGCAGTATGCAGTAGCTTATCCATCCTGATGGCCAGCCAATGGCCGTTAGGATGAATGCCTTCGAACCAACCGCGTGACTCCAGTTCTTCGCGCAGTCCTGCCACGTCTAAGTGGCGTTCCCATAAGCCGCCTTCGTCGAAGCGCGCGGCCAAGTCGGCGAGCGCGATCACTTCGGATGCATCGCCGTCCTTCATGTAAAGAAGTTTCATCAGCCGATTTCCTTCACGACATGAAGATCGCCCCAGCGCCAGCCTTCATTCCACTGGCCGTGGCGATCCGGGTTCAGCACCTTGCTGTGCGGATTGTCGGTGATGGGCCTGCCTGCATGGAAGGCGGCGTTGCCGTCTTCGAACGCCTGCATCAGCTTTTCGCGCTGCGCGTTGCTGGGCATCAGACGAACTTCCGCGTGATCTGCTGCTGCCACAGCGTCCATGCTGCGTCCGCAGGAAGAAGGTTCAGCACGACGTCGCAGTCCTTGAAGGCTGCAGCGCCCTTCGCCTTGTAGAAGTCCATCTGAACAGGCGTCAGCTTCTTCGTCTGGAAGACGCCCTTCGCGCCTTTCTTCGTGAACAGGATGCGCGTCGTCAGATCGCGTTCGAACTTCTTGCGTTCCTTCGCCGCTTCGCGCGCCTCCAGCCACTGTTCGAACAGATCGTCGACGATGTTTTCAGCATCGGGCTGCTGCGTGAAGAACCCGGTCGGGTCTTCTTCGTCCTTCAGATTGGTCACCTTGCGCGGCAATGTCGCGCCGTAGGCGTCCAGTGTTTCGGCAAGGCTGTGCGGATGGACATCGGTCGAACCGCCATGCCCTTGGTTCGATGCTTCGCCCGCCTTCTTGCCGTTGACATAGATGGTGGCCGTGAAGGCGTTGGTTTCTTCCGACATGAACGCAGCGAACTGCACGTTCCGCAGTTCGATCTTCATGGGACCGATCTTGGCGCGCACAGCGGCCAGCAGCGGTTCTGCCTGCGCTTCGGCAATGGTCGCCCACTTGATGCCCTGCGCTTCGAAAATCGGCGCGACCTTCAGCGTCGGATTGCTGCGCACCGCTTGTTCGGCTTGGTATTTGTTCGGATAGGTGTTCATCGTGTTGGTCCTTTTTCAGATGTTGGTTTCAGATTACGCGCCGATGCAACTGTAATAGCCCGCTGCGGTGACGCGATACCGCTGCTTGCCGTTCTTCCCGCCGGGAATTGGTTCGAATTCCGAAGGCGATCCGGCCACGAATGCGATGGCCGCAGACACTTCTTCGATTTCGTCGTCCGTCAGATCAAGCCGCACGTTGATGCGCGACTTCCAGTTCATGGTCCGCATCTTTTCCGACACCGTCTTGAAGACGCTGCGAAGATGTTCGGCATATTCGTTCGTCGGCAACTGCGTCGTGAACTGCGACGGCAGGCCCTTGTTGAAGGTGCGCGGTTCGTACTTCGCTTTGGTCTGATCGAAGATCATGTGCGTCGGTCCTTTTTAGATTGTGTTCAGGCGTTCGCCGGGAAGAACATGCTGGTCGCCGATGTAGGCTTCCAATTCGCGAAGGCGACCCGCGTCCTTCACAGCGAAGTAGGGAAGCTGTTCCGCCTGATGCTTCGTCAGATCGGCGAACGGCTTGCCTGATTTGACGTAGCAGTCGCCGTGCATGTAGTGGCGCGGTCCGTATTTGATGCAGACCTGAACCGGCAGGATCAGTTGCATGTAGTGCTGGCAGCCCTTCAGGCGGCAAGTGCTGTGATGGATGGTCGACATAGGCTTTGGTCCTTTCGTTTCGATGAGCGGAGGGAGCCACATTCGCAGTCCCGGAGGAAGCCTCCGCTAAGAGCTTGCCGGTCCTTGCTCTTTTCTGCTAGGCAAGTAGGGCCATGGCGAAACCCCGCAAAAACCAGCGCAAAAGCCCGAAAACCGGGCCTGAGCCGAAGCGCGTCAAGACAGGCGGTCGCCAGAAGTTCGAACCCAGCGACGAACAGCGCCGGATCGTGAAGGGCGGCGCCGGCTTCGGCGTGGCGCACCGCATCCTGTGCCGGATGATCTTCGACCCGAAGTCCGGCCAGCCGATTGATGCGAAGACGCTGCGCCTGCACTTTCGTCGCGAACTGGACGAAGGCATGGCGAACGCGCACTTCAACGTCGGCAAATCGCTGTATGACCAGGCGGTCGGAATTCCGAAGATGAAGGACGGCGTTCAGACCGGATGGATATCGACACCGGTTCCGGTCGCTGCGATCTGGTTCAGCAAGGCGCAAATGGGATGGACGGAAAAGGTGAAGCTTGAAGTCGCGGACCTTAAAGCAATCGTCGCCGCCTTCGGCAGCAACGTCGAAGGACTCCGTGCCTTCCGCGCTGCGCTTGATACTGAAGAATCCGAAGAATAGGGACACGCTTCGCGATCTGCTGGACGAAGCGATCGCGCTGGCCGACGAACGGGACCGCAGCCAGAAGTCCGAAGCCCAGCGCGCAGCTGAAGCGCGCGAAATCGCGCTGTCGCAGAAACACATCGATGCCGACAAGAAGGCTTGTGTGCGGCTGGTCGACTTCGTGCGCCGGGCGTGGCCGGTGCTGGAACCGAAGGCCGTCTATGTTCATAACTGGCACATAGACGCGATCTGCGCGCATCTGGAAGCGGTGACGGACGGCCGCATCAATCGGCTGCTGATCAACGTCCCGCCTGGGTCGATGAAGTCGCTGCTGGTCACCGTGCTGTGGCCGGCGTGGGAATGGTCGCAGGGCCACCGGTCTTATCGCTACATCACGACGTCATTCGCCGAAGACGCCACCACGCGCGACACGCGCAAGATGCGGGATCTGGTGGCGTCCGAATGGTATCAGGCGCGCTGGCCGGAAGTCCGCCTGGTCCGCCGCGGCGACAGCGAAATTTCGAACACCAGCACCGGCTTCCGCGAAAGCAGTCCGTTCGGATCGCTGACATCGAAGCGCGGCGACCGGCTGATCATCGACGATCCGCATTCGGTGAAGACGGCCGAAAGCGATGCCGAACGCGCCAAGACGACGCTGCTATTCCGCGAAGGCGCGCTGAACCGGCTGAACGACCAGCGCAAGTCCGCGATCGTCGTGATCATGCAGCGCCTGCACCCGGACGACATATCCGGGCTGATCCTGAAGCTGATGGCGGACGAATACGTCCATCTGTGCCTGCCGATGGAATTCGATCCGAAAGACCGCTGCGTGACGCGCATCGGCTTCCGCGATCCGCGCACCGAAAGGGACGAACTGCTGGACCCGGTGCGCTTCCCGCGCGAAGAAGTGGCCAAGCTGAAGAAGGGCATGGGCAGCCACGCCTATGCTGGCCAGTACCAGCAGAAGCCGTCGAACCGGGAAGGCGGCCTGTTCAAGCGCGAATACTTCGCCGGGCAGATTGTCGAGCGCGCGCCGGCGGGCGGCCGGACCGTTCGGCGCTGGGATCTGGCGGCATCGCTTCAGAAGCCTGGCACCGATCCTGATTGGTCTGTCGGGCTGAAGATGAAGGCTGTGCGCGTCGACGGTGTCGACCGCCGGTTCTATGTCGAAGACGTGCTGCGATTCCGCACCACCCCGATGCAAGTCCGGCTGAAGATCAAGGCCGTGGCCATCGGCGACGGGCATGCCGTCGACATCTTCGTGCCTGAAGATCCGGGCCAAGCTGGCAAGGATCAGGGCCAGAACATCGTTTCCCAGCTGGCGGGCTACACGGCCAGGGCGCGGCGCGAATCGGGAAGCAAGGGCGACCGGGCAGAACCATTTGCCGCGCAATGTGAGGCGTTTAATGTCTTTTTGGTCAAAGGCGACTGGAACGAAGCCTTCATCGACGAACTGTGCAGCTTCCCGGTTGGCCATGACGATCAGGTGGACGCCGCTTCCGGTGCCTTTGCTGAACTGGCTGGCGATGATACTTCTGAAATCGTGATCCCCGACATGAGCCGGGCAAATCCTAACGCGATCAATTAAGGGGCAGGCCGTGGCAAAAAGCGAAGCGATGTCGAAGCCGCTGGTCGAATTCGGCGCCACCGGCCTGAAGCAGTTTTCCGGATACGTCCGCGAAGAATTCCTGCGGGATCTGACCGGATGGCGTGGCATCCGCATGTTCCGCGAAATGCGGGATAACGACCCGATCATCGGCGCCATGTTCTTCGCGGTCGAACGGCTGCTGCTGGGCGTCACCTTCAACTTCGAACCCGCCAAAGCCACGCCGGAAGATATCGAAGCGGCCGACTTCCTGAATTCCTGCGTCACCGACATGGAACAGTCCTGGCCCGAAGTGCTGTCCGAAGCGCTGACCTTCCTGCAGTATGGCTGGTGCGTTCAGGAAATTGTTTACAAGCGCCGGCGCGGCAGCACCAACAACCCGCAGACGAATTCGAAGTACGACGATGGCATGCTGGGATGGCGCAAGTTCGCCGGCCGCGCGCAGGAATCGCTGCTGCATTGGGAGTTCGACGAAAGCGGCGACGCTGTCGCGATGATCCAGCTTCTGCCGACAGGCGGACCGCTGCTGCGCGTTCCGCTGGCGAAGTCGCTGCATTTCCGCACCCGGCTGCTGAAGAACAATCCCGAAGCGGTATCGCTGCTGCGCAACGCCTATGTGCCGTACTACCGCAAGAAGCGCATCGAAGACCTTGAAGCGATCGGCGTCGAACGCGACATGGCTGGCCTGCCGATCGCATGGGTGCCGGCGCGCCTTCTTGATCCTGCGGCAACAGCTTCCGACAAGGCGCAGCTGCAGGCGTTCCAGCGGATGGTTCGCGACACATGCCGGAACGAACAGGAAGGGTTCGTGATGCCGCTGTCTTACGACACCGAAAAAAACAAGATGTACGATTTCACGCTGCTGTCGACCGGTGGCCGGCGGCAGTTCGACACCAGCGAAATCGTCGACCGCTACGACCACCGCATCGCCAGCACATGGCTGGCGGACTTCCTGACGCTGGGCCAGGGCAAGTCTGGCCGGCAGGGCACTGGCGCGCAGTCGAAGAACAAGACCGACATGTTCGCGGTGGCCGTGATCGGCATCCTTGATCTGGTCACCAGCGAAGTGAATCGCAAGGCGGCGCCCGATCTGCTTGCATTCAATCAACTGCCAGGCGCAGCAATCCTGAAGCACGGCGAAATCAGCAAGGGCGACATCCTTGAACTGGCGCAGGCCATCCAGGCGGTCGCGACTGTCGGCATGCTGACGCCGGACACGAACACCGAAGCCAATATCCGCGAAGAACTTAGCCTGCCGCCCCAGCTGGGCCAGAACATGGACGATCTGAACGATGGCGGCGAAGCGTCTGCCGGCGAATCCGGAAACGATCCCGCGCAGACCAGATCCCGCGCACCAGCGGCTGGGCAAGGTCAGGGCCAGGGTGGCGATGCCGGCGATGGTGGCGATCCGCCGGTGAAGCCGCGGCCAGTAGGCAAGCGGCGCAGCTTTTCGCGCTTCCGCCAGAAGTCCGGCGGCGCATGATCGACGGCTGCCTGAACCATCGCCATGACATCGCCAGCCGCGGACGGTTCGCGCTGCGCAAGTCCTGGCGTTCGCCGATCCAGAAGGCCGGCGAACCAGATCCCGAAAGCCAGTACAAGTGGTTGCACGACATCGCCGACACGGCGGCGCCCGAAATCCGCGATGCGTTCCTGAAGGCGATCGAAGATCTTCGCGGATCGCTGAAGGAAGCCGAACTGGCGAAGGCGCTGGAAAGCGGTTCGGTCGACCGGGTGCTGGAAGTGCTGGGCATCGACGACACGCTGAAGGAAGCGCTGCGCGCCACGATCCTGCCGCCACTCGAGGATGTGCTGATCGATGCCGGCCGGGGAACGACAGCTGCGACCTTTCCGAAGGACGGCAGCCTGCAGATGCGCTTCGACATTTCGAACCCGAATGTCGTGCGTTACATCCAGAACAACGACCTTAGGCTGATCCAGCAAGTCACCGATGACACGCGCGGCGCTGTGCGGCAGATCGTGGCGGACGCGCTGCAGTTCGGCGGCCATCCGCGTGATCAGGCCCGCGCCATCCGCGAACTGGTCGGCCTGACCGAAAAGCAGGCCGCGGCTGTCGAAAACTTCCGCAACATGCTGGAAGGCGGCGACCGCGCGGCGCTGACGCGCGAACTGCGCGACAGGCGGTTCGATCCGACGCTGGACCGGGCGCTGGGCAGCGATGCTGTCGACAATCTGACGCAGGATCAGATCGACACGATGGTCGCGCGCTACCGCGACCGCATGCTGACCATGCGCGCCGAAACCATTGCGCGCACCGAAACGATCAACGCGGCCGAAGCTGGCAAGCAGATGGCATGGGAACAGGCGGCCAATAACGGGCTGCTGACGCGCAGCAAACTTCGCCAGGGTTGGCTGGTGACGCCGGACGACAGGCTGTGCCTGATCTGCGCAGCGATTCCGCTGCTGAACCCCGATGGCGTCCCGCTGGGCGGCTTCTTCACGACGCCGATCGGCCCGGTTCTTCGGCCGACCGTTCACCCGCAATGCCGGTGCGATCTGTATCTGATGGCGTTCTAGTTGCGCCGGCGCCAAGCATCGCCAGCATCCGCTGCAGCGCCAGAATCGCCAGCCGATGCCTGGCAGCCGGGAAGAACGGCTTCAGCGTTTCCAGCTTTCGGTGTATGCCAAGGAACAGCTGCAGGAACGCGCGGTCCGCGTCGGACTTCGGCGGTTCGGTGATTCGGCGCATTCGCGAAGGCTAAGAGCAACGGAGGCTCAAGAGAACCATGGACTTCAACGCTGCCCTGAAGATCGAAAAGGACCAGCCCGGCACCGGCGACGTCCATGTGTCCAGCGCCGGCGGGACGGGCAAGCCGGGTGGCGGCAAACCGAAAAAGGCCGGCCGCAAGACGGTCGACGGCGTGATCATCAAGGCCGAAGCCACGGACGCCGGCGACCGCGCGCTGGTGATGCACGACGACAAGACCGCGCAGACGCCGTTCAAGTATGATCGCCATGCCCTGGCCGATCTGCGGCCCGATCAGGTGCCGCGCTTCTTCGGCGCGCTGACCGATCCGGACGATCTGAAGACCGAAGACGTCGCCATGGGTGATCTGTACGCGATGCAGAATCGCGTCGATCCGGGGAAGGTCGATGCGATCCTGTCCAGCGACAAGCAGGGCGACCCGCCGGTGGTCGTGCGCTTCAACGGCAAGAACTACATCGCCGATGGCCATCACCGGCTGACTGCACAGTGGCTGGCTGGCGCCGACAAGGCATCGGTGCGCGTGAAGAACATCGGCCAGCGGTCGAACGCGCTGAAGTCCGATGGCCGCGCTGTGCAGATCAAGATCGCGAAGACAGCAGCTGCTGCCGGCGAAGCGCAGAACCGGGTGTTCGGCTGGGCATCGGTGACCGAAAAGGACGGCAAGACCGTGGTCGATGTGCAGGACGACTGGATCAGCGAACCGGATCTGGAAGAAGCCTTTTACGACTTCGTGAAAAGCGGCGGCGTGGCTGGCGAAATGCACACCGAAATCGGCATCGGCGATCTGATCGAATGCATGGTCTTCACCAAGGAAAAGCAGAAAATCCTGAAGATCGATCTGGGCCAGGTCAGCGCATGGGTTGGCTTCGAAGTGACGCCGGAAGCGTTCGCAAAGTTCGCAGACGGGACATATCCGGGCTTCAGCATCGGTGGCAGCGGCGTCCGGCTGGAAGGCAAGTCCGCGCCGTAGGCCATTGCGCACAGGCGCAGGCGGTGAGATAACGCGGCTCCGGATCAAATCGGGGCAACGCGCTGATGGCGCCACGACAGCTGACAAACTTGAAGATTCGCGAAGTGTCCGGCGTCGATTCCATGGCCAACAAACACGCGCATGTGCTGCTGTTTAAGCGCGATGACGCATGCGAAGACGGCAACTACCCCAGCGCCGTTCTGAAGCGCGAATTCACCGCAGATGAACGCAAGGCGCGCGCACAGTCCGGCCACGCCCTGCCCGATGGCAGCTTTCCGATCGACAACAAGTCGGATCTGGAGAACGCTGTTCGGGCCATCGGCCGCGCAAAAAATCCTGCCAAGGCGAAGGCGCACATAAAAAGCCGCGCCCGCGCTTTGGGCGCCACGGACATGCTGCCCGACACCTGGTCGAAGCGCGATTCCGGGGTGGCCGTGATGAAGTTCTTCGCGACGATCGCGGCGGAAGAAATCGCCAAGGCGTGGGGCGACGGCGAAAGCATCGACTTCGACACGGCACAGGAGAAATCCGAAGAAATTGAGGCTGTTAACGGCCTGATGTGCGAAGTGAACGAAGCGGTCTGCGCGCTGGGCACGGCCATGTGGTCGATCCAGAACGACGACGCTGTCGCCGACAAGAACGCCGCCGTTCAGGAAGCGCTGAACCAGTTCGGCGAACACGTCAAAACGATCGTGCCGGAAGGTGTCGAGAACGCGATGGTGGCGGCTGCGCTGCTTGACGCGGGATATCATCTGAATGCACAAGGCGGTATAGAGCTTTCAAAGGGAGCCGATTCCATGACGTACAAGGCCATCGCGAAGTCGCTGGGCATGCCGGAAACGGCGACCGAAGCGGAAGTCCTGGCGAAGCTTGCAGAGAACGACGTCGTCGCGAAGCGAAACGAAGTGATCGCGAAGATGTCCGCCAAGCACAAGGCGTTCCACGAAAAGATGACCGGCGATGCCGCCGACAAGTTCGCCGCGAAGACGCCGGCCGAACGCGATGCGCAGATGGCCGATGCCGAACCCGACGAAGACGATGTCGGCAAGATGATCGCCAAGGGCGCCGCGTTCAAGACGTCGACCGGTCTTGTCCTGAAGCGCACCGACTATGCCAGCCAGGCAGCGTTCGACTTCGCCAAGGGGCAGGCCGCCGAGTCCGTGCAGCTTCGCGCCGATATCGCCAAGCGCGACGAAACCATCCAGCTGGCCGACTTCACCAAGCGCGCCGAACCGCTGATCCACATCGGCAAGGCCGACGAAATCGGCGGCGTCCTGCAGCAGATCGCCAAGCACGATCCGAAGCTGGCCGAAAAGGTCGAAGCGATGCTGAAGGGCGCGAACAAGCTGATCGGCGAAAGCGCGCTGATGTCCGAACTGGGCCGCACGGTCCTGAAGGCCGGCAGCGCCGCAGAAGCGATCAACAAGTCGGCCGAAGAAATCCGCAAGGCCGACACGACCGGCAAGATGTCGATCGAAAAGGCCCGCGTCGAAGCGCGCAAGCGCAACCCGGAACTGGCGAAGCGCGAAGAAGACGAACGCGACACCAACGGCAACGGCAAGAAGGCCGCTTAACCAGCGGAAGGTTTTACTGCTGCCGCGGGGGACTGCGGGGGCGAACGAAGAAGGAAACAGCAGATGGCTTTCGAACGCCCTGTCCTTGATATTCCCGGCATCATCGCCGGCGAAGACTTTTCCAGCGCCGGCAGCCTGACCGGGCTGAACAGCACGGGCCAGTTCCTGTTCGTGAAGCTTCCGACGAACGGCACCGATCTGACCGTCGTCCATTGCAACGCGCACCATGATCGGCCGATCGGCGTCAGCCAGGGCAATTCGAAGTCCGGCGATGCGCTTCAGGTCCGCGCGATCGGCGTCACCAAGGTGGTGGCCGGTTCCGCGATCAAGCGCGGCCAGAACATCGGTACGGACAACGCGGGCCGCGGCGTTCCGAAGAACGAAACGTCCACCGGCGCGGATTACGGCGACTATGTCGCCGGCATCGCGCTGGACAGTGTGGCGGCGGCGGGCAGCGTCTTCAGCTGCCTGATTTCGTCGCCGTATCGCATCTAAGGGGGCAGCCACCACTGGGGTGGTGATTTGCCGTGAAGTAGCCAAGGGGGGCGATAGCAAAGCGCTCCCTGTGACACGAAGAAGGAGAGTGCAGAAATGCAGCCCACCCCACAGGACGTCCACATTGACGCCGCCCTAACCGATTTTTCGGTGGCGTACTTCCAGGACGAAACGAACTTCGTGTGGCGCCGCGCCTTCCCGTCGAAGCCCGTCCAGCACATGACGAACAAGTTCTTCATCTTTGTGAAGAACGACATGCTGCGCGACGACGCCGTCAAGCAGCGCGCGCCCGGCGAAGCGGCACCGCGGTCCGGCTTCTCGCTGTCGACCGACAGCTACGACGCGGCGGCCTGGTGGACGGAAGTCCCGCTGTCCGACATGGTCGTGAAGAACAGCGACCCGTCGATCAGCCTTCCCGAAGCGGCCACCCGCCTTGTCACCCAGCGCATGCTGATCCGCGGCGAACGCATCTGGGCGTCGAAGTTCTATGCCACCGGGATCTGGGGCACCGACAAGGTCGGCAGCACCGACTTCACCAAGTGGTCCGACTATGCGTCCGATCCGCAGGCCGACATCGACAGCGCGCGCGAAACGATCCTGCAGAACACGGGACGCGAAGCGAACAAGCTGATCGTCAGCTACAAGGTCCACAACCGGCTGAAGCGCCACCCGATCATCAAGGACATGTACAAGTACACGTCCAGCAAATCGATCACGGCCGACATGCTGGCTGCGGCGTTCGAACTCGACGAATACATCGTGTCGAAGGCGTCCTATGCCACGAACGAAGAAGGCGCGGCCGGCGCGTACAGCTTCATCGCGGGCGACAATGCCCTGCTGGTGCAGGCCGATGGTTCGCCGGCGATTATGGAACCGTGCGCTGCGGCGACGTTCGCATGGACCGAACTGACGGCGGTCAACAGCGCCGGCATCGCGATCGACAGCTACTATGACCAGAAGACGAAGGAAGATGTGGTTCGTGGCCAGTTCGCCTTCGACATGAAGGTGACCGGCAACGATCTGGGCTATTTCTTCTCGTCCTGCATCTGATCTAGCCTGACAGCGTTCGGGCGACACACAGGCCCGCCGCAGTCGAAAGTGGAGAACAACATGGAATTGCAGGCCAAGGTCCAGGCGCAGATGCCGTTCGGCAACAAGATGCGCAAGCCAGGCGACATCATCCCGTCGGACGAATGGCTGGCGGCTTCGCAGTCCGCACGCGATGCGCTGGTGAACCAGAAGTATGTCGTCCTGATCGGCGGCGGCGAAGGTAGCACCCATGACGGCGCGATGCCGCTGGATGGCAGCCCGGTCGCAGAACTGTCCGGCCGCGTCGATGCGGTCGAAGGCAAGCTGGACGAAGTGCTGGCGCTGCTGCGCGGCCCGACGCCGAAGAAGTCGACGCGCAAGCGCCGCGCGAAGAAGGCATAAGGCGAAGCAGGATCACCGGAGAAACCCATGACCGCGACCGCAAAATTCCTGTACCAGCCGCAGCTGAACGAAGTGTCCAAAGGCCCGTTCGGGTCGCATTCGGGTGCGATTATGATCGGCCCGGACATGTGGAAGCTTGCGGCCGCCGGCACACCGGTCGACGGCGCAGTCGGCACCGGCACAGGCGCAGGCTTCGCTGGCATCGGTTCGGAATTCACGGACACGACAGCCGGGAATCTGTACATCAACGGCGGCACCCTGGCATCGCCGGTGTGGAAGTTGGTCACCCGCGCAGCCTAACGCGCGGATCTTGTTCGAAGGGGGCTGTGGCGCCGGCGCTGTAATGGTGCTGGCGTTTCACTTTCAGGAGGCCTGCAAATGTCTGGACGGATCGGTGGCTGGGTTGTGAATGCCTCGGCGTCGGCCGCGATCGCCACCGCCGAAAAGGACGCAGTCGCCAACAAGCAGCATGTGATTTATGCGCTGGACGTGTCCTTTTCGGCCACGCCGGCTGCGCCAGTTCGCGTCGAACTTTTGAGTTCGTCCGCATCGCCCGGCACCAGCCTATATGTCGGCTATGTGCTGGCCGCGCGGACAATCCTGTTCCCCGAAGGACTTTGCGTTGCGCAAAATACTGCCGTCGCCGCCGTGCTGTCATCCGGCGGTGCCGTCATCGGCGAAATCAACATGCACGGTGTCACCCGATGACCGCTGTCTGGCATGACGACAACGGCCTGATCCGCGCTGAAGCCAGCGTCACGCTGCAGAAGATCCCGCGATGCCCAAAGTGCTATGCGGGCAATCCGCAGCAGCTGTCATCCTGCCCGATCTGCGGAACGCCAGCGCCAGACCTGCCGGACCCGGTGATGGTCGCCGATGTTGCCGCAACCCTTCCCCGCTCAATGGTGCCGTGGTATGCCACGGCATTGCTCGCATTCGGCAACTGGCTGCGGGACGTTGCGAAAGGGATCAGTCCATGACGCGCACCTTCACTGTTCACGGCGTGCATCACACGTCAGTTGCGATCCCGGCCAAGACGGCGGAAGGCCATGACGTGACGGCGCAGATGCCCGCGCTGATCGTTGAACTGGTGCCCGACGATCCGGCGCAGAAGACGATCACATGGGTTGAAACATGTCCGACAGCGGAGTCGCAGGCCGCAGCGCTGAAGCTGTTCGAAAAGGACGCCAAGATTGAAGTCGGTCCGTTCATGCGGGCCGCTGACAAGAAAGCAAAGGGCTGATCCCATGACCGCAAAAGTTCGGGCCGATCATGTTTCCGCCGGGATAGCAGACGTCCTGGCCGACCTGATCGCGGCCGGCATCCTGAAGATGGCGACGGTCTTCACGAACGCCGGCGCAGCAATCGTCACGAACCGCGTGATCCAGGCGGGCACCGCGCCAAAAAACATCGGCTGGGGCATCGGCACCGGCGCTGCGAATGTGGCGGACACCACACTG